GTATGCCAACATCACAATGGGAAGATGTTGATGTAGGTTTAGGATATACAAGTATCTATAATACAGGTGGCAACGTGGGTGTCGGGACCACTGACCCTAGAAGTACCATTCAAGTGGGAAATAATATTGACGCTGGTGAAAAAGGAGTTGGAATAAGTTCTGCTGGTAATATAAACGCTTCTGGTATAGTAACTGCGACATCATTCGTAGGTGATTTAACAGGTAATATTGTAAGTAATACTACTATATCTGGTAACGTTGATTTAAATGCAGATATAGATGTTGATGGTCATACAAACTTAGATAATGTAAGTATCAGTGGTATTGCAACTGTAAACAATCTAGATGTTGATGGGCAAACTGATTTAGATATATTAAATGTTTCGGAAACTGCAACATTTTCTAGTCCTATAGATTTGAATTCAGACTTAGATGTTGATGGACATACAAACTTAGATAATCTTTCTGTTTCAGGTGTATCAACTTTTTCAGGTTCAACCACATTTAATCACAATCTTACACTAAACGCTGACATAGACATCGATGGTCACGCTAATATTGATAATTTAAATGTATCAGGTGTTACTACATTTGCTCAAAAGATAGAAGGTGCAGCAACTAATAATGTCATTCCTTTCTTGTATTCTAGTATGTCAGACTTACCATCTGCATCTACCTATCATGGTGCAGTAGCACATGTCCACGCAACTGGTTCATTATATTATGCACACGCAAATCAGTGGTGGGAATTAGTACATGTAGAGACAAGTGGAAGAGTAGGTACTAGCACTGAAAATTATGATCTTAATTATGTTGGTGCTGCTACAACAGTTCATACAACTAAACTTGGTGTAGGAACAACAGAAGCTCCTGTAACTGACATACAAGTTAGAAATGCTGGTACTTCAAAGATTCAAATTACAAGTGAAAATGCATCATCTTTACTAAGTCTAGGTCGTGAAACAACTACACAAAATGGTAACAATGCTGAATTAAGATTTGGTGGTGGTGTTGGAGCGAACTATAGTAGTGATCACTCATTCGATATAATCAATTATGATAAGGGTAATTTTAATTATCATTTAAGTGCTGATAGTGCTGGTGCGGTAGATGGTGATTATCATTGGCATAGAGGAATTAATAATGCTACATTCATGACGCTTACAGGTGTAGGAGGCTCATTAGGTATCGGAATCACAACACCAGCTACACCGTTACACGTTATTGGTAATTCAACTTTTAGTGGAAATGTTATTCTTGGTGGAGATTTAGATGTTTCTGGTAATGCAAATATGCAGGTTGTTGGTAATGTTGTAGGAAATTTAGAAGGTAATGTCTTCGCTCCTACTGGTGTATCTACATTCTTCCAGTTAGACCTTGATACAAATAATTACTATAATTTCGGTGAAATATCTGCTTCTGGTGTTGGTATTGGTGTATCAATGGAGCAGTTTAAGTTAAGAATACTCCATGCAGTTGGATCAGAATTTACGGTATCACAAAGCGGAAATGTTGGTATTAAAACTGATAATGTAAATGGTAATGCTTTCTTTGTTAATGGTGATATAACTGGTAAAAATGCTCTAACGATAGGTAAAAACTCAGCTGACACTTGTGCCATCGACTTTAGTAATGCTGGTAAAGATATAGATCCAAGTAGTCCTCTGGCAAATAGATCATTCATGTTACCACCTAAGTTAAGCACCTCAGACCGAAATAGTTTGACTGGAGTGGTTGCAGGTGCAATGATATACAATACATCAACCAATACTCTCCAAGTTCATAATGGATCTGGTTGGAGAAATGTAACCTCTACTGCAGTATAATGACTATTAAATCTTCAGGATCACAATTATCATTCACAGAGATAGAAGCAGAATTTGGTGAAACTGATAATCGAGGGTTAGGACAATACAGAGCAAATGACCCCAGTGGTGCATATGAAAATAAAAACTGTGGACAATTAGGACCTCTTCCTTTAGATGTTGGTATTCCACTTGACGGAGAAATAAAATTTAGTGATTTTTATGGTAAAAGATTAAATATGGTCATTGACTATTACAGTGGAGTTGAACAGACTGCACAAAATGATGGTGCAAATACAATGGCAGCAACTTACAGATATCTTAATGAAACAACAGAAGTTAAGGTAGTTGGTAATTTTAAAACAAGACCAGGTGGAAGTATAAGTCAATATCAATTAACATCAAATGCATGGCAGGGTGGTAAGAGAGTAATTATTCATGTTAATAAACATCTTGGGTCTAGAAGAGCAACAGTAGCAGCCAATAATAGTGGAAATAATGATCCTCATAGAAAAAGATGTGCTTTAAGAACAGGTGGTTGGCCAAGTGGTACTCAACTTCAAATAGATATTGGATCTGGTGGTAGAATACAAGGTGCTGGTGGAAATGGAAGAAAAGGTGTATCTAATAATGGAGACGCAGCTAGAGCATTGTCAGGAACTAGTGGTTTAGGTATTGAGTATCCAGCACAGATAAACAATAGTGGTATTATAAGATGTGGATATGGTGGCGGTGGCGGTGGTGCAGGTGCTAACTCTGACCCTAACAAAAACCCTAGAGACTTTGGAAGGTCTGGTGGTGGAGGAGGTGGAGGAGCTGGTATCCCCTTTGGTCTTGGTGGTGCTGAAAACGCTGGTGGATATGGAAATTGTGGTAAAGGAAATGACTTATCTGACCAAGGTGGAAAAGGAAAAGCTGGTGATAATGGCACTAAAAATCAAGGTGGTGATCGTGGTTTAGGTGGAAATCATGGAGAAGGTGGAGGTCGTGCTGGACATGGTGGAATTGGAGGAGATATAAATGATCCTGCTGCTGGTGGTGGTGGTCATGTTCCTGGTAGTGGCGGTGGTCAAGGATCACTTCCAGGTCAGAGAGGATTTGGTATGATATTTAAATCTACTGCAATAAGAAATGCTAGTTCTGGAACTAAAGATGTACCAGCTAATCAAGGAGACCATGCTATAACTGACGTTGAATCTTAATTTTTTATGCACATTGTAATGGATGATGTTGTAGGAACACCTACATTTGAAAAAGACTGTCTTCAAATTTTAGAAAGTAATAAAAGAAAGACAAACCAAACAAACTTTAACGAGAAATGGTATTCGCTTGAAGAAGACCATGCATTTCAGGATTTTAGTTTAAAATTAATAGAAGTTGCCAGTAATTTTTATGATCTGACATCATGTATAGGATATGAATTTTGGTCAAATAACAATACGTTACCAAGAGGTTGGCATATTGACCAAGACGAACAACTAAATGGAATCACAGGTCATACTAGATTTCCATTGTGTTCTATGGTATACTATTTAAAGATTGATAAATTAAGAGGAGGTAAGTTGCATATTGAAGATGATATTGTGACACCGAAATCTAATAGATTAGTCATATTTTCTCCTCAACTAAATCATTGTGTAGAACCATTTATGGGAGAACGTATAGTTTTATGTGTAAATCCTTGGAGTATTAAATTATGAAAGATTTTATCAAAGTATATGATGATTATTATACTGATGAAACATGTCAGGAATATATTGATTGGATAGAGCATTACATTAATCATGGTGTTATGTTCAAAGAAGAAATGGATGAAAGACATAAACGAGATCACTTCACATTAAATTACAATAATGACCCTATCTATAATTGTCTTGCAGGTGATAACATGTCACTTCATTTTTTACCATCAATAAAAGAAGCAGTTGACGACTACCTGAAAGAGTATAGTGTTCTTGGTCGAGAAACATTATTATTTTATGATACAAAGGTAAAAAAAATTCCTATTGGTGGTGGATTCCATGATTGGCATTACGAGAATCCTTACGTAACTACAGCACCAAGAAAATTAGTAGTTCAAGCATACTTGAATACAATTGAAGAAGGTGGAGAAACAGAATTTTTGTATTGTAATAAGAGAATAAAAGCAGAAAGAGGAAGACTCATAGTATTTCCAGCTGCATTTACTCACACACATAGGGGTAATCCACCAATCGGTAAAGACAAATATATAATATCAAGTTGGGGTGTATCGCAAGATAATCTATGAAAAAGGTAATTTGTAAAATATTTGAATATTATCCTGAGACAGAACAATTTGATGTTGCGATTGGTAGATTACACTCTCATAAATCTATTGATGAACATATAAGAGTAGCTGTATCCTGTGATAGACTTGATATGACTGACTTTGAATCATTTAAATATAGTTTAGTCAATAGATTATATGAAAATATACAAGATGATGATGAAAAACAATCAATTTTAGATGATAATATACCCATAGATGTTGATGAACTAGATATTCAAAAATTAGTTGGTAAAGTTTTTTTAGCAGATTATATTGAAAGGTCAACTAGATTACTAAAAATGAGGAGAGTATACTTGTAATGTCAAAAAAAATGATAAAATATCACAGAAAATGTGGTGATTTTAGTATTTGTTGTGAATTAGGAGAAGCGGGAGTAATACATCTAGAACCTTCAGACGAGAGAAGAACTTTATTTCAAATAATAGTGAGAGGGTCAGGTAGGATGGCAAAAATTTTTGATTCAAACTATATTTTGGGTGATTCAAATAAAAATAATTTTATAGATATGAGAAAATATATGGGTTATACAACTATATTTGAAGCTGATGAACCATTTTTCATATATGGTTTTAATACTCTTGACCCAGAACAAGATTGGGATGGTAAACTTATATCAGATTCATTTGAAGGTACAGCAGGTAGTATATTAGTATGTTTTAAGGGTAATCCTATCATCAATGGAACAACTATTAAACCACGAGATTATGCTATACTAGAGAACAAAAAGTATAATGTTACGTCTAATGATTCTATCATAGGAATTT